CTGTAATACTGCTCCATAGGCATTTCTTCCAGTAACATCTTGTACCAGTCACCACTCCCTGATAGAAAGTCTTGAAACGGATTTGTTGATGTCGCCATAATTACTCCTTAAAACTCGAAGCCGAGCTGTTCCTGGTACAGTAATTCCTCCAAAAGGCGCTGTGCCTCTTCCTCTTCTGTTAACCCCGACGGTGTTACGCCAGTAACATTCTGGAACAGTGGTGCAACATTGCCCTGATTCTGGAATATTGCGAATGGATTCGCTCCCAGTGAGCCGGTTTGCGCCTGTATCACGTTTTGTGGTGTCGGCGTGGGTGGGTTGTAGAAAGGAGATGAATACGATTGCGCCTGCGGCACGTTCATAGCCCCCGGAATCGCCATGTTCGCACTAATATAACGGTTGACTTCCGATGGAATAGGTGTCGATACCCCAATCGGGCGGTTGACTGCTGAAGGTATAGGCGTGTCAACACCTAGTGGTCGTTGGTAACCTGTTGATGCTTCTGCTGTACTTGTCAATAAATCGTCAAGAGACCCACCAAGTGATGATAAGCCACTCTTCAACCTGGTAAGTAGGGCAGGAGAGTCCCCCGGAACTGTACGTTCAAGATATGGAAGATAGGCACCTTCCTGATCATCATAGCGATACTCCCATTCCTTCGTAGACGCTGGACTCACAGTTTCTAGCGGGGGAATCACGCCAGTATTCCCACCAAACGTTGTGGTCAGGGCGCCGGACGGTATATATGGATTCGATACATTCACATCACCCGGAATCGCCATGTTCGTGGTGGCGTCTAATTTTGACGGGCCGAAGGCTTGTCCCCCGGGGCCAAGTATTGAGTCCAATATCGCTTGTGCCTCGGCTCCTGTCGGTGCTGGCTGAGTGCGATAAGTATTGGCCGGGTAGAGGTTATTTGTAAGTGTGGTGCCCAGACTTTGCTGCGGAGTAGCCAATAGCGAATACGTATCTGTCATATATGGGTCGGTACTTCCCTGCTGTGGGATCTGAGTTGCCTCAATCCACGCAGCATGGTCGGCAGCCAGTTTAGCGGCAGCCACCTCTTCTGGCGTCTGAACAGTTACTGGCGGTTGCCCAAACTGACCGCTGCGTTGAGCCGCTTCTTCAATTGCACGCTCCGCGTCTGTCATAGGAGTATAGGCTCCTGCTTGCCCTGCCGCACTCCACCCCCACGGCGAGCCTATACCACCAGCCCCTTGCGTCACCGGAAACTGTACGTCACCTGGCGTACCCCCTGCTACTAATGAAGGCGGTATATATTGATCCGTCCCCTGCGGAGATAATACGTTTGGTGTTGTTGTGGTCGTCGGTGTGCCCACTATGCCCCCAGCTCCCGGTTGTGACCACGCCCACGGCGAGGTACCGCCACCGGCAGATGGCAAGAATGTCGTTATATCCTGTGCCCTATCCTCGGCAGCCTCTACAGCTTGTAGTGCGTCTGGATCTACAACAGGTGCTCCACCTGTGACTCCACCTGTGTCTACACCTGTGACTGCCCCACCGCCACCCGGAACTTGGGGACCATAATCTGTGAGTGTCACATTCGATGGTGTTCGGACCGCAGCCGGCGCTGCCCCTGTAGCATTCAGATACCAGTCAAGGAAGCTTTCCCCGGCCTCACCCTGTCCAAGGCGGGCCTGGTACATTTCACCTAATGCGCTCTGTATTGCCTGCCCCATACGACCACGATATACACCGCGTCCCTCGGGGCGTTGTGCTGCCAACAGGTTGGCAAGTGCCATCTGGTTCGTCAGAGATTCTGGTGTACCCTGTCCAAACATGGAACGATACCATGCACCTCGTGCAAAGTCCGCAGACTCTGGGCTATATGCCTGCCCAAACTGCTGGGCGGTCATATTGGCAATAGCAGATGCTTCACGGGCACGCCTCTGAAGCTCTTCTATTCCTTTTGCCTGGGAACCTGCCTGGTTTAGATAGTCCATAAATGTAGCCCCTCGCCACTGAGGAGCTTCCTCGGTCCCGATATTTCTCTCTGGCATATACGGCGCAGCCAGCATATACCTGGCCTGTAACCGGCTTTGCATATCCTGTAACGGGGCACGGTAACGCCACTGCGGCCTGATATTAGTAGTAAACTGCCTAAACTGCTGCTCCGGTGTGTAATACTCACCGATTGTACCGCCTGCAATGTCTTCCCATTGACTGGCTGCCGCAGCGGGTGTCAGGTTATACATTCCTTGTTCAATGCCATTTGCCATAACGTGCCTCCTATTGTCCCTACATCCCCACTGTCGCCATATGCGTGCGCTGTGGGGTCGGTTCTTCAGTCTGTCTTTGTGTTGTTGTTGATGATGTCATACGCCTAAACGCTTCTGCATCTGTCATACCCATCACCTTCCAGTGGTCATACATCTCGTCCATTACCTTGTGGATCCGTGCAGCATAGTATCCCCTGCTCCCGCCTGTACGGGCAAGCTTACCAAGGTCCCGAAGGTTCCTGCGGCTCGTGTCATCTCCAGCTCCAAAAATGCCCTGTACCCACGGCCTTGCCGCTTCCTCTTCCGGTGTCAGCTTTTCTGCATTCTCCATCTTCTGAAGCATATTCCCCAGCCATTCGACACGACCCGTGAAGTCACTGCCGCCTCGCATAGCGTTGGGGTTCTCCAGGTATCGGGTCAGAAAATCGCCGTACTCAGTCTCCAGTGCGGAGGTATCAGTTGTTGCCTGATTCTTCCACGCCTTCTCGCCGTCATATAACCAGAACAAAGCCTTGGTATCATTGAATATTCTCGGTAGTTTAGTCCGTACGTCAGGACGCCCGGCTCCCGGCAGTTCATTGACAGCCGTGTAGAATATCTTCTGAAGGTTCTCATCGTCCGTGGCGGGCGCGTCCACAGGAATACTACGTGCTACATCGACTATATTCTGACCTGTCTCACCTGCCGGAATCGACGTCGGTGTTATTTCCGCTCCCGCAGTCGGGGTCGCCCCGTTCGCCGGTGCCGCAGGCGTATCCGGTACATACTTATTCATCCGGTCACCCACGGACAACCAGTCCTGCAATTCCTGCATTTCAATCAACGGTGCTAACTGCGTGCCTGTCTCCGGGTCTGTCATCGGCTGCATCCACGTAGTAACATTCTCCATGAAGACATCAGGTTCCATGCTCTCTTCTGCACGATCCAGCATCGCATTGATATCCACAGCGTTCTCGTCGGGCATAAAGTTCACGAAGGAATCAGCCATCTCGTTCTGTATGCCCCTCGGATCCACGTTCTGTGCCATACCCACATCACCGGATATCTGCAAAATATCATCCAGGTCATCGCCGTACTGTGCCAGTATTTTTTCAGCCTCGGCCTCAACTTCTCTCTGCTGCTCGGGACTCAAGCCCACAAGGGCTTCTATACCGGGCGTATCGTCCAGCATCTGTTCAATAACTTCCGGCGGCAGCGCCGCACCATACGGGGTTTCGATTGCACGCGGGTTTTCCAGTTGATATTTCAGCCGTTCTAGGGCGTTCTCGCCTACATCTCCCATACCCATGTCTGGCCCGGGCATCCTGGTTTCAGCCGCCGTGACCTCTTCAAGGGATTTACCGTCATAGATCATGCTATACACCGCGCCGATTGATAAATCACGCAGTGTGTGCAGCCCTGCAAATGCCTTAGTGATATTCTCCAGGAACGGCTTATCCATATCAGCCATTACGGACCTCCCTGTGCACCCGGCCTTGGAGAACCCGGAGGTACTATGGGACCGGCTTGTGGAGTTGGCGCTGGCGGTGGTACACCCATCGCCGCATTAGGCATTACCTGCGGGGGTAAACCGGGTGGCCCGCCTGGGAACGGTGCACCACCCGGTTGAGGAGGACCCGCCATGCCTTGGTCGGGAGCCATGGGGGCGGCCACAGCACCCATACGCTCCTGCATAGCCATACGTTTCTCAAACAGTATTGACAAAAGTTCACCCGTGTAGAAATCTACAAGGTCCTGTCTGCCCTGTCTCTCTGCCGCCTGTAGCATAGACCATAGTGCTGCTTCGGGCAGCATCTTTTCTGCAAGCTGTTCCTTGATGGCGTCGTCCATCTGGTCTGCGTCCTGTATCGCAAGGATACGGTCCCGTATCGCCCTGTCAGACAGTAGCGGTGTCGGGCCTTCCCTTGCAATCTGTGCCATCGAGAACTTGGTCATATCGTCCTGCGGCAGTTGTCCGATAAGATGGACTTCCGGTGCGCCTGCACCCTTAATCACATCCGTGGTAATTTCCTGTGAAAAGTATGTCCGGTTCCTGTCCATACCAGATACTTCCATAGACTTATAAGAACCAGACGAATACTGGTCAGAAATAATATTAAAGATCATCCTGTACGCCTTCTCCACAGCCCGAAGATACTTGCCTACGACAGTATCCACGCCCTGCTTCAGCGTGTTAATAGCATATCCTGAGAGCTGGAAGGGCAGATCCCCGTAAACCGAGTGGGGCAGGGAACCCCTCTGGAGTTCACCGGAGACAAGGCTCATAAACGCCCCTGTTTCCTTGGCAACTTCCAGTAATCCAAGCGGTTCCACGTTCTCTCCCTGTCCAAGGGCTATCTCCGAACCCTCTAAGTAGGGGTCTTCATCCAGTGTTTTCGATCCATCCCTTGACCGCACGATCAGTCCCTGTCTCCTGGCCCTCGCCGTCAGTTCAAGAAGGGTACTCATCATCAGGTTATGCTTTGGATACAAGTCTCTCGTTGCACGGAACACGCTTTCACCAAGATCCGAGATGGTATCCACGATAGTAGTATTGTTAAGACCCACGATAAGTGGGTTTGATCCCACGGGTCCTATGAATACCGGCACCTGTCCTGCCCCGTGCTTCATCTGTTTCTTTGCAATCTTGTACAGCGGGTTATTCATATTCCCGTTGTGGACAATAATCGTGTTCATCTCCTTGTCATAGAAGTCATACACGAAAGATCCCTCGGTATTTTGAGGAGAGTCCCAGTCTATCTTCACGTTATACTGTGCAAAGATCTGGTCCTTGGTCTTAATCATCTTGTAACACGCCCAGTCCAGCCCCTCGGGTCCAAGGCCCCAGTAAGTATGGAGCGGATCCCACGGCGTGATGTCCACATAGGTAGAACCATCTTCTCGCTTGGCAAGTAACGCCCGACCTGCATACCAACCGCGTATCACAGTGTACCAGGCAAGCTGGTCACGCAGGTTGGGCATCATCAGAGAGCACAAACGCTCGTCTGCTGCCTTAAGAATACCGATAAGAAAGTGTTCTTTCTCGTCATTCTTGTCACGGAGTTCCTCGTCAGCCCCGTCGTGGGGTATCCTGACGGTCATCTCCGCGCTCGCAATCCAGCCCATTACCTTATCGGCAAAAGTCTGGGGTTCATTAGAAGTATAACTCTGGTAACCCTCACCCGCATCGTAAGGCTCAAGCCTGTACAGGGCGTGGTCGTCTTCCATACGGTCACGCAGAGGCTCAGTCGCCTCGTAATGACCATCAACTAACGCAATAATGTCTTCGGGTTTTCTACGTGCCATCTACACCCACCGTTTCACAGCAATTTTATTCCTGTGCTCGACGTAACCATAGCCGAACCTGTCTATCAGTCCGTAAATCAATGCCTTGACTCCGTGGTTGTTCTTATCCTCGGGAGTGTCACCCACTATATTACCATCCCGGTCAAGCTTCCATCTATAGGCCCTTGTCTGTCCGTCTATCGGGCTTGCCACCGCCCCGAATTCAGACAATACGCCCTTACATTTAGGCGAGAATACTATCCTCGGCCCGTGTGTCTTGGCGTCCACCTTCAGCCATCCCTTTAATCTCTCGGTTCCCTCGTTGATCCTGATCTTCTGTGAAGACAGGTATAGCCCTGTCTGGTCCATCCACGCCTCGGTGGGCGCTGCCATAGCCTGGTGTTGTGTTCCCGCTATATCAATCACTCCGAATGCGACATCCTTCCACCATGGCCGTGAACGTGCAATATCTATGATCTCATCCGTTACAAGTCCCTGTTCATAGATCTCATCAATAACACAGATCTGTTCACCCCTGACCTGCACGACTTCGACTGCGTATGCTCCGGCATATCCGGGGTCCATCCATAGGTGAACGGGCGATCCTGGTTCGTACTCCAGTTCTGCAACGTGCATATCAGGTCTGAATTCCGAAAATACCAGTCCGCGAGGCGGGCTGGGCTTCCCTTCAATCCTCTCCATAAAGAAATCATCACTTGAAGCATCCTTTAATCTCAGTATCTCCGGGTCTGCCGACCCACCGGGATAAAGATAAGTATTCGTATAACTTGGCAGGGAATACGCCCTGGCATCAGGCTCCGCACCAGACGCCCACGCCGTGAACATCTGTGGATACCAACCAAGACTCCCTTCAAACGTACCGGAAAGAAACATCCATCCACGCTTCGGTGCACACCTGCCCCGTAATCTGAAGAATGTTTCCATGTCTAACTGCGATGCCTCGCATCCAAGAATACCATTCGGTGCCCTCATGGCAAGTGTTCTCGGATCCTTGGCGCTCTTAGTCTCTATCGTAGTGCCGTCCACAAGCGTGATATGACCGGGGTCCACACGCTTCGATATATCCTTAAGTACTCCAAGCTTCTCAAAATCCTCGGCAAGATAAGTAAACTCAGCTCTCGTCCTCTCGTAATCCGCAGCCACCAGCCAGTACAACCCCTTACCCTCAGTCTCCAGGAACCTCGCTAACAAATACTTAGCTGCTATAAGACTCTTACCCGCCTGCTCACCACCGGCCACAAGATTAAACCTGTACTGCGATGCCAGTATCCCTTCCTGTGAAGGTGTGGGCCTGAACCCCACCCTGTCATACAAATACGCAGTAAGATCATCCCTCGTTACCGTAGTCATTCACCAACCTGCTTCTTCTTCAATATATCATCTATCTGCTTCTCCACAGGCTCCTCCAAAGGCTCCACCGGCCTCTCACCCTTTTCCTTCGCAGCCTTACGCCACTCACGCAGCAAATCCTTCGCCGTGTCTTCCTGCATCACAGACTGCTGCCTGTACTTCGCAGGCCAGTTCGCATTCAACAAAGTGATCGCCAATACCTGCGCCTTCATTATCTTGTCAGGATCCATCACTATACCAACCACCGCCTCCTCCAACGTCTCCGCAAACTCCTGCCTCGCTTCAGCCATACGATCCGGGAAATCAATCTCCGTCTGCATCCAGTTATGATAAGTATCCCTCGTAATCTGAGCCTTCCACACCCCGTACTTTATCGTCCCCTTCTCCCGAACCCCAGCAAGGAAGTTGTCCTGGTTAACTAACTTCTTCTTCTTACGAGGATCCATACCCTCGTATATATCATCCTTCTTTATAACCTTCTTCATAAACCTTACCCCCCTCTCATACTCTCCCCCCAATTACCTTACCTTACTTTACTACCCCCCTAAAGGGGGGTAGGTAGTAAAGTAAGGTAGGTAATGGGGAATAGATTACTATTACTTTACTCCATTTTACTGAGTAATGTGACAGTAATAATGCTTATTTGTGCCTACATTACTCCAACCTTACTAACCTTACTCCAGTAAATATGCCAGTAATCACCAGATCTTGTCAATACAGCACCAGGAAAGGCTTTTAGAGCAAAAAGTCTGGCAAGGGTATCCAACCCTATCGCGACTAAACTTCAAGCCATGCCCCCTAAAGACAAGCGTAAATAAGGACAGTTCCCTTCGGTCACATTGTATCTCAGTTGATTGTTGCCACAATCATCTGATGTGTTTTGTGCTAGTCGGTGGCTTGGCTGTGTGGTTTTTTATGTATAGGTTAGGTCGTAAGTTTTTTTTGTGTATAGGTTAGGTACCTGGTAAGCATGGTATGGTTTTTTGTGGTTTGGGGATTGGCTTTCTTATAGCCCCAACCCTACCATACCCAAACCCATGCCAATATTCCCCATATATTCCCACTAAAAACTATTGACAATATCTACAATTCTGTTATACTTGACTCATGAGCACTAGACGAACCGCCAACCGCAAGGCCAAAACACAAGCATATCATCGCGCCGAGAGAATTGAGCGCGATAATATGCGCGTACAGTATAGCCCACTTGGTTATGCTACTGGTAAAGGTGATGCTGGCGCGATTGCTGTCCTTGCTAAGCATTCTCAACAGACTGCATACAGGATAAGGAACCGCGCTAATGGTGGCGCGCTAGGCTATCAGCATCGTGACTTAGATTGCCTAGGTCGCGGTAACTGCTCAGATTCTAACCCATGTGCTAATCGTTACTATGTCACGCGCTCGATTAGTGGAAGGGCTACGCGTATGAAATAACCCGATTGGCCTATATGGTCATGTATCTATCCGCGTGTTTAGTGTCATACACATTAAAGCAATGACAATGCAAAGCTTACCTAAGCTTTCCTATTATTAAAATTGTAAAGGAATAGCCTTTGACCTAGCTAAGGTCAAAGGTTTTTTGATGTAACTATGCAAGCATTAAAACAGGAAGTAAACAAAGGCATGGCAATTTCACTAGTAGAACAGCAGACAGAAGTTGAGCGAATACAAAAAGCTTACACCGATGCTATATCGGATATCTTAGGCTTGCCTGTACAAATACAGTACGCGGTTAATGGTGATGTATTCACGATCAACGGATTGATAGCGCGCAATGGTGAAGTGATCGACGCCATGCCAATGAATGATATTCATGATGTTGATGCGCTAGGATTAAAGTCACTCGAAAACAGCATCAAAATTATAGGTCATGGCAATAACATCAAATTAGGTAGTCGAACAAATAAAGGTGACGAAAACAAAGCCTTGAAATGGAAACGTGGTAATAAAACCTATGCACAATTCGCGGAAAAAACTGGTTTTGTAACAGTAACGCCACAAGAGCCCAAAGGCTATGTATTAACACTGAATGACAAAGGCAAGGAATATCTATACGAGGTAATCAAACCTAATCTTGATATTCTGAAATGGCAAGTACAAGCACCGGAGTCAAAGCCTAAGTCGAGAGTATCAAACGTTGGCCTAGAGTGTCCGGTATGTAGTGAAGTTATGTTTGTACGACTAGCACAAGCAAAACGTATCAGTGATGGCACATTAAAGGCGTGGAAACATTGCAACAAGCCTGTCGTTATACAAGAACAGTATCACGACATTGTATTGACCTAGTTAGGTCAATACTAACCTATTAACTCTATGAGTTAATAGGTTAGTACGTGGCTATAGTCTCATGACTATACCCACGTACTAGCCTATCAAGGTTAAATCAAAACAGAGAGGAAATAGACATATGTCGAAAGACTGTACCACGTGTAAAACTCCGATATCTATGCCTAACCAGGCTTGTCCTATATGCGCGAGTCATGCCTGATTGCGCGCCATACATTTTGACCTAGCTAAGGTCAAAAGTAAATATATTATTAGGGGTATAGCCTATAGATAAATAACGGTATCCGGTCTAACAGTTTTGACCTAGCTAAGGTCAAAACAATATCAAAACATAAGAGGTTATATGAAAACTGAAAAGATACCAGACACGGGCATAGTAGCGTATCGAATTGATGGAGTGATTCACTGTATCGAATGCGCTACGACATGGGCAATAGATCAAAGTATTAAACGTGGAGGATATGGACGCGTGAGAGTAGGTGAACATAACGTGATTGAATATCTTGTCGCATATTCTAATGGTACATGGGACCGCGACATAGTACCCAATCCAATACCTAAATTCCTGGCGCGCGCACTTGATCCTATATATGCAGAATGCGAGGTAACACAATGCACGCAATAGAACAGACAGGCGTAACTAACGCGAGACTATACGCTAAGGTGATGCGTCATGTGGAGCAGTCATCGGACTGTAGCTCATGGGATTTTAGGACACTAAACATATCGCGTCCCAAAACCGCGGAACTATTGTTTAAGATCTTGGTCGATGAGATGGGCGATGACTCACGCGTTGCCGATATGGTGATGTATAACCATTATGTCCCAAATCGTATATGGGACTGGGGACTTGTGTTCTATCCCCAACATGGTGAGCCAATAGTTTTGACCTAGCTAAGGTCAAAACGGAAAGGAAATGATGGAGAAAATAACAGCGAACCAATTATACATGGCACGCGACAGGCTTAACCGTCTGTCTGGTGGGGATTATGAGTGGGTTCAGTCCAGTGCTGGTTCCCAGTCGGGTAGTGGGTGGCGACTGGTCAACGAACGACTAACACATTATGTCACGGAGAAGCTATCGTCAAAACGTGAGGCATTGGCAGTAATCAAGGCATACATCGACGGATACACGGTAGGCAAAGAAGACTTGGAAAGGGGATCATAGTATGAACAGCTATCACGGAGCACGCAAGTTACATCGGTACTTGTTGAAGAGATGGGATCAGGATATCAAGGATAGTGGAGATGGCCCTCTGCTATTCGGAAAGGAGAAATGGGAACAGATCGGTCTAGGTGGTGGTGATGGAGCTGGAATTATATGGGAAGGATTCTACGAGTGGACGCGAGACAGTGAGCTGGACAAAATGCAGGCGTTACTCAAGGGGTCTGGCCTACAGGTCTTTCCAACAGCGCGGTGGATGTTAGAAGTATTTTAGAACAGAAAGCGAGGTATAAGAGTGCAGACATTGGAGTTTGAGACTGAAGCTGGGGCACATGACTACATGACCGCGCGAGCTGAGTCGAAGGGCAAACGACTCGCATATGGCGTGGGTAACAACATGAGTGGGCCGTTTTATATGCGTGAAGGTTCGTGGCGATACATCTGGTATCCGGATGGTATCAGGGGATCAATATTCCGCATCGGCTTTGGCGTGAGGTTGTCAGAATATAATCCTGGCTTTGCCCAATCATAGAGAAAGTGAGAGACAGCATGACTATACGAGTACATAAAAACTGGACGGGTACCTTTCATCCGGTACCAGATGATGATGTGGCGTGGACGGTGAATGATACGACTGGATATATGGACGGTGGTCCATCGTGTGACAAGTGTGACGCGTGTGAGTGTGAAGACGAGCACGGTAGGTTGCACATAGGTGCAGAGTGCATCGGGTTATCCTTTGCGTATGTGTGTCTCGATGGAGGCGAGGCACTGTGTCAAGAGTGTGCAGAGAAGGAAGGTCTGCAAATAATAGATTGTGACTGTAAATAGAAAGGAATCGGTGACAGCATGAAATTCTATACAGGTAAAGACTATCCCCATATGTGTGCAAAGTGTAGGTCAATGATAGATCAATGTGTTGAGTTGGTCACGATGGGACCAGACACGGACGACAATGAGGCTCCGCTGATGTTTGCAGCAGATCACAAGCTGCTATGTGGTGGCGGTACTTGTGAGTGTGATTGTAGCATCGGCTTTCCGAAGCTGGACAAAGAGTACGATGTGCTATGCCCAGCACACGGCGGTACTGAAGACGAAAAACAGGCATTCTACGAACAAATGTGTGAGCGAGAGGGCCACTGGTTCCCTCGTGCATATGAGGGATACTGCCTGTCATGCCGTAATGCCTACGGCCAGGCACAACCAATACAACCTGCTATCGAAGGTATTTTCAAGAGTTTTTGACCTGACTAGGTCAATAGAAA